AGCAGGCAATGGATGCGGCGTCCAAGGCTGCCGCATCGGCCACGACCGGAAATTCTGCCGCGAGTATTTCGTGGAGATGCAGAAGGAACGCTTCCCAATCAAGGATCAGCCGCAGCTGTTCACACGGAAGTCAGAGGGTTTTCGCTATCTGGAGGCCAGCGCCAAGAAAGGAACGCTCTACTACATGCACGCGGAGCCGTACGAATACTGCGTACAGAACGTTGCCGGCATTGAGAAGGCTGACGACATGGTCATGTATCAAAAAATCGAGCCAAACCTCCGCATCGACCTTTTTGATGCCTCGGTGTTCGCGGTTTGCGCTTATCTCGAAGATCTGACCGCCAGCAATAAGGCGGCAGGCTGGTATGACAAGAAAGACAAGGACGGTGATGCAGATTGAGAGTGAAACCGCAGCGCAGAGGCGTGGACCCAGCGCTGCAAAAATGGATGATCGGCGCGATCGACGCTGATACGTTGGCCGTTCCCGGTTATACCCGGTTAATTGACAGTCCGGATGTGCTTGCCGCCATCGGCGGCCTCGCTGATATTATCTCAAACGCTACGATCCAGCTCATGCGGAACACCGATGACGGCGACGTCCGCGTTCGCAATCAGCTGGCGCGCTTCATGGACATTTCCCCGTGGCGGCACGGGACGCGCAAGGATCTGATCTCCTGGATCGTCTGGACGATGCTGACGACCTCGACCGGAAGTGCCTTTCTCCTGCCGCACACGGAGCGTGGCCTCCTGAGCGAGCTGGAGCCGATGCCAGGCGCGTATGCGCTGAGCGACGATAACGGCCTGACCTACTATGTCATGTGGCAGGGACGGCGCTATGCGTCCGACAGCGTGCTCCATTTCAAACGCTGGCCCGATCCGGCGCAGCCCTGGCAGGGAATCGGCCTGCGGATCAGTCTCCGGGATGTGACCGCGAATCTCCGGCAGGCGGCCGCCACGAAAAAGGGCTTTATGTCCGACAAGTGGAAGCCGAGCGTGATCGTCAAGGTGGATGCGCTGGCCGATGAATTTGCTGATGAGGCGGGACGCAAGCGGCTGGTTGACCAGTATATGTCCGGCAGCTCCGCAGGCGAGCCGTGGGTGATCCCGGCAGAGCTGATGGAGGTGCAGCAGGTCAAGCCCCTGAGCTTGACGGATCTCGCCATCAAGGACAGCGTGGAACTGGACAAACGCGAGGTCGCTTCCTTGGTCGGTGTGACGCCGTACATGGTCGGCGTCGGCAGTTATTCCGATGCGGAGCACAACCACATGATCCGCACCACGGCGGTCACGATCTCCAACATCATCTGCCAGGAGCTGACGCGAAAACTGCTGATCTCCGAGGAGATGTATTTCCAGATGTCCACACGCCGGCTTTACAGCTACACGCTGCAGGAGCTGGCCAGCGTGGCCGACGATCAGTACATCCGCGGCCTGATGGACGGCAACGAGGCCCGCGATTGGCTCGGCCTCAGCCCGCGCAAGGGCCTGAACGAGCTGGTCATCCTCGAAAACTACATCCCTCGCGGTATGATCGGCAATCAGAAAAAACTAGAAGGAGGCGACGGCAATGCCGAATGAACGCCAGCAGCGGCAGGTGCGCTGCGTAGCCCAGCAGTTCCAGACGCGCTCGGCCAACGATGATTTGTTCATCGAAGGTTATTTCTCCGTCTTCAACAGCGAATACCCGCTTTGGGAAGGCGCGAGCGAGATCGTAAAGCCGGGCGCTTTTACCAATTCCGTCTCCGGAGATGTCCGGGCGCTCATCAACCACGATTCCAGTCTTGTGCTCGGCCGGACGAAGGCCGGAACGCTGACGCTGCGGCAGGATGAGCGGGGCCTCTGGGGCAGCATCAGAATCAATCGGGACGACGTTGACGCCATGAACCTCTACGCCCGCGTCCAGCGGGGTGACGTTGACCAGTGCTCGTTTGGATTTGACATCAAACGCGAAACCTTTGTGGATCTCGGCGACGGAAAATGTCGCTGGGAAATCGAAGAGGTCGATCCTCTCTACGAGGTGTCTGTCTGTACGTTTCCGGCCTACACGGAAACGTCCGTCAGCGCCCGCAAGCAGGATCTGGCCGAAATTGAAAAACGCCGCGTCGAGGCCTGGCGCAGCGACATGAAAAAGAAACTGGGAGGTACACAGTAAATGGCATTAAAAGTTTTGCTGCTGCGGAGCCGTCTTGCACCGTTGCAGACTGAGCTTCAGACGCTCGAAACCACGCGCGACGGCTTCGCGGCCCGCGAAGCGGAGCTGGAGCATGACATCGCCGAGGCGCAGACCGATGAGGAGCGCAGCGTCGTTGAGGCCGCTGTGAATGCTTTTGAGCAGGAGCGCAACGCGAACGCCGCGGACATCACCCGTGTGCAGGAACAGATCAACGAGATCAACGAAGAAATCCGCAGTCTGGAAGAAGCGCAGACGCCGCCCGCATCTGATCCCCCGGCGGCAGAGCCGACCGGAGCCACCAACACCGAAAGGAGTAATCATTCCATGCCTATCAACAACCCGGAGCGCCGCTGGTTCGGCCTTACCTATCAGCAGCGCGACGCCCTGCTTGCGCAGGACAGCACGAAAGAATTTCTTCAGCGCTTCCGCCAGCTCCGCGCTCAGCAGAACAGCGCGACCGGCGCAGAACTCGGCATTCCGACCGAGTTCATGCAGATCCTCCGCGATCTGACCTATCAGAATTCCAAGCTGTGGCCGTATGTTCACAGCGAGTCCATCCGCGGGAATGCCCGCCAGAACATCGTCGGCACTGGTGCCGAGGCCGTCTGGTCGGAAATGCTCGCCAACATCAACGAGATCACGCTCGACTTCACGCAGCTCGAAATGGACGGCTATATGCTCGCCGGTTACATGGCGATCTCCAACGCCGTTTTGCAGGATGACTCCGATCTCCAGCTGCTTACGAGCATCCTCAACGCCATGGGCGAGGCAAATGCCCGCGCGATGGATAAGGCCATCGTCTACGGAACTGGCAAGAAAATGCCGGTCGGCTTCATCACACGCCTTGCCACGTCGGCCAAGCCGGATTGGTGGAACAACGATCAGGGCGATTTCTCCGATCTGCATTCCAGTCATATCCTCAAGTTGGATATCGACTCCACGTCCGGCGCTGCCTTCTTCGGCACGCTGATCGAATCGCTCGGTATCGCCGACCCGAAGTATTCGGACGGCCGCGTGTTCTGGGTGATGAACCGGAAGACTCACATCAAACTGATGGCGAAGGCACTGGCCTTTGATGCTTCCGCTGCTCTGGCCGCCGGCATCAACAACACATTCCCGATCATCGGCGGCGATATCGTCGAGCTGGAATTCATGGCCGACAATGACATTGCGGGCGGCTTCGGCAGCCTGATGCGCATGGTCGAGCGCGAGGGTATGTCCATCGCATCCTCGGACATTCCGCTGTTCCTGCGGAACATGACCGTCTTCCGCAGCATCGGTCGCTACGACGGCAAGCCCGCCCGCGGCGAGGCGTTCGTGCTCGTGAACTTCCACAACACGCAGCCGACGACCTCGATCTCCTTCGCGCCGGACCTCGCAAATGAAAAGCTCGGCACGCTGATCGTCACGACTGCGGCCGGCACCAGCACTTCTGGCGACACCGCCGTCACCGTCGCGGGCAACGGCTCCGGCAAGCTGATGTATCAGGTCGGCGGCCAGGCTGTGCCGGTCTCCAGCGGCGAGCGGCTTGACAAGCGCTGGACGGAGCTGCCCACGAACAAGACCGTCAAGGGCACCACGACCGGCGCGACCATCACGGTCGTCGAGGTCAACGCTGACGGCAACGCCGTTGCTGCTGGCTCCGGCAGCGTGACCGCCAAGGCGTAAGAGAGGGGGCTGTGGAATGTCAGCAGACCTGCGTCTGACTTACATGAAGGTTGATCTTGGCATTTTGTCGTGCGCTGATCAACAGGAGCTTTATATGCGCGGTCTGCTGACCACAGCCGAATCCTTTGTCCGCCGGCGCGGCATCACGCTGGCGGACGACAGCGACGAGGATGACATGCTGGTCGGCTCCGTAGCCGCGTGGATGTATCGTGCCCGCGGCAACACTGAGCGGGCGGCACTCCCCCGGAATCTTGACATCATGATCAAGGACCGGTTGTGCCACGAGAAAATGAGGGACGGCGGATGATCTACGACAAGATTTTGACGATCTATACGCTGCTCCCTGGTCGGTCTCCTGCCGTGCGCAAGCTCAAGGCCGTCAGCCAGCACTTTTACTGCGAGCGCACGGTGTACGCCTCCCGGTTTTACGCCGGGAAGCAGGCCGGGCAGAAGCTCGTGCGCATGGTGTCCATGCCGCGCAGCGTCTTCGACGCACCGATCGAGGCTGACCAATACTGCACACTGGAGGACGGCCACGTCTATCGCATCGACCAGGCGCAGCGCGAACAGGATGCCGACGGCCTCGACATCAACACGTTAAGCCTTGCGGAACCGGAGGGGAAATATGAGCTATTCCAAAATTGAGAACGCGCTCAAGACCGTCCTGCCGGACGCGGTCTACAAGGTACAGGCCCCGGAGACGACAAACGACGGCGAGCAGCTGCTCCGCTATCTGGTCTGGACGCCGACCGGCGAGCGCTACTCCTATGCCAACGGCCGTCCCTTTGCCACGATCTATCAGGCCGTTGTGACCGTGGCCACGCAAACCGAAGATGATACGCTCCCCGCCGAAGCCTCAAAGGCTTTGGCGGATGCGCATATCGCGATGCAGATGCCGGAGCACTCCTACGACGTCGAGACAGCCACCTACTACACGGACATTCCCTGTGAGGTGATCTGATGGCGCAGATGGAGACCGACGGCATTGAAGAGGCCATCCGGCAGCTGAATAAGGCCGATCTGTTTACCGACGAGAACGTGAAGCGGATGCTGACAGCCGGCTCCGAGGTCATGCTGACCTCTGTAAAATCTGCCTTTGTGGAGTCCGGACATAACAGCCCCGGCCGCCAGCGGCGCACCGGCGAGACGCTGCGGCATATCACAAAAGCCCGCGTCGTCCGGAAGGACAAAAACGGCGTCCCGTATATGTTCGTCACGATCCACGGGAAGGACAAACGTGGGCAGCGGTACGGCACAAAGGGTTTCGTGCTGAACTACGGCCGGCGAACCGGCGGCAAGATCCCGGCAGACTATTACTGGTCGACCGCGGTACACAACACCTGGCAGCAGGCCAACGACAAAATGTCCGACGTCGCTGCCGACATTCTGAAAGGAGAATGACATGCCTGAATTTGATCTTCGCGGCATGAAGGTCGCGAAATACAATTACGACAAAACGCAGACGAAAATCAGTTATGACACGCCGATGTCCATGGGCGACGCAATGACGGCCAACCTCGAACTCAAGTTCGCGGAGGGGCGTCTCTATGCCGAGTCCGCGCTGGCCGAGTACATGAAGAAGGTCACGGGCCTGACGGTCAGCCAGGGCGTGAAGTACATCCCGGACGAGACGCAGAAGCTGCTTTTCAAAGCGTATGAGCTGAGCCGTTCGGTCGGTTCCGGCTCGCCTAAGACCGTGAAGAGCATGGCCTACGGCAAGACCTCGACCGGTCAGTACGTCGGCAGCGGATTCTATGCGCCGGATATGATCGACGGCGTGGAGAAGTTCACGGCCATCTTCGTCCACAAGACGCTGTTCGGCCCGCCCAGCAAGACGCTCCAGACCATGGGCGAGCAGATCAACTTCCAGACGCCGACGACCTCCGGCGAAGCGCTGGTCGATGACGCAGGCCACTTGATGGAGTGGGACTCGTTTGACACCGAGGCCGAGGCCATTGCATGGCTCGACGCCTGCTTCACGACGGAACCGACCGTCGTCACGGAGGGAGGATAAACCATGGATCTCCGTTTGAAAACGCTGCCGTTTGAGTATGGCGGCCACACGCTCCAGCTCTGCTGCAATTTCAACGTGCTGGCAGATCTTCAGGCGGCCGGCGAACTGGAGGAAATGCTCGATGAAAAGCGCTCCTTCCGGAATTTCACGCGGCTGCTCGCGGCGCTGGTCAACGAGGCCGCGAACGCTGCCGGGCTGGATCTCTCCGTCACGGATCGCGAGATCGGCCGTGCGGTGAGCTGGAAGGAGTTCCGCCGCATCCAGGGCGATGTGTTCGGCCTGCTGTTCGCAGCGGTCTTGGCTCCGGACGATGACGAGGCGGAGCCGACCGAAGAAGAAACAAAAAACGTGGAGACCAAGGAAGCGGCAGCGACGGCCTGAACTTTGCTTGGTACCTGAATATCTGGATCAATGTCCTGCATAACGACGAGGCCGTTTTCTGGCGGACAATGACGCCGGCGCGGTGCGTAGCGCTTTACCGTGAGTTTTTTAAGCTCATGGGCGCACCGGGCCGGCGTGTCGTTTCTGAGGCTCCTGCGGAGCCGGAGAAGCCCGCCCGCTTGTCGTTGTCGGCATATCTGATGGGAGGTGGCGGTTGATGGCTGCACCGAGTATCAACACAAAAATCAAACTGGATGGCGAGAGGGAATACAAGGCCGCGCTGGCCGAGATCAAGAGCGGCCTGAACGTCCTGAAATCCGAGCTGAATCTCGCGTCCGAGCAGTTTCGGGATAACGCGGACAGCGTCGAAGCGCTGACCAAGAAAAATGACATCCTCGACCGCACGATCCTGACGCAGAAGGAAAAAATCGAGCAGATCGAAAAGGCGCTCCAGTCCTCGGCCTCCGCCTACGGCGAAGCCGATGAGTGCACCAATCGCTGGAAAACGCAGCTCAACAACGCACAGGCCGAATTGGTCAAGATGGAGCGTGCATTAAAGGACAACGAGGACGCGCTCCAAAAAGCCCAGAGAGAAGCAGACGGCACGACGAACGCTTTTGGCAAGCTGAAAAAAGCCCTTTCCGACACCAAGGAACAGGGCGGCGGCATCAAGGGTCTGTTTGCCAATCTCAAGGAGGAGTTCTCCGGCAACGACGAGGTCATGCGCGGCCTTGGCGACGCGCTGACGGATGTGGCCGGGAAATTCGGCATCCAGCTTCCGGAGGGCGCACAGAAGGCCGTGGAATCTCTCAACGGCATCCATGCAGGTGCGGCTTTGGCTGTGACTGGGCTCGCCCTTGTGGTTGCTGCGGTGGTTAAGGCTGAAAAGGCTCTCATTGACATTTCCAAAGAGGCCGGGGCGGCTGCCGCCGAGATCCTGAAACTGTCCTCTGTCACCGGTCAGTCCGCGGAATCCATCCAGGAATTTGATTATGCCGCCGAGATGATCGGCGTCTCGTCCGACCGCATCCGGGACAGTCTCAAAGAGACCACCAATAAGATGCAGGAGGCGCGGGACGGCAACGAGGCCACGGCGGCAGCCTATGCCAAGCTCGGCGTGTCCATCACGGACGCAAACGGCAACCTGCGCAGCGCGGAGGATGTCTTTTACGACACGATCGACGCGCTCGGCCAGATGGAGAATCGCACGGAGCGGGACGCGCTGGCCATGGATCTCATGTCCGAGTCTGCGCAGGAGCTGAACCCGTTGATTGATGCAGGCAGCGGCGCGCTGAAAAAGTACGCCGACGAGGCGCATGATATGGGCTATGTTCTGGATAACGAGGCCCTTACAGCTCTCAAGGGAGTGGATGATGGTTTCCAGCGACTGCAGAAGACGCAGGATGCGGTCAAGAATCAGATGGCTGCGGAGTTTGCTCCGTATCTGACCAAGGCGCTGGAGGACATCCGAGAGTTGATCCAGAAGGTCGGTAAAGCGCTGGTCGAGTCCGGCGCGGTCGATGCCTTCGGCAGTATCCTCGAATCTTCCGTTGCGCTGCTGGAACCGCTCGGTTCGCTGATCTCCGCTGTTCTTCCGGCTTTGACCGCAGCATTGAAACCGATCGCAGAAACGGTTGCCCTGATTGCAGACACGGCCAACGTTATCGTCGGTCTGTTTACGTTCAACGGCGATAAGATCAAAACCGCACTCGGCCTGAACGCCAGCTCCGGCCAGCTCAGCAATATGCAGCGTGCCAGCGGTGCCTATAACGGCTACCGCTATTCGCAGTCTGCGGGCTGGATCACCGAGGGCACCTACACGGACGCGGAGCTGCGGTCGATGTACAACAGCGAGGTTTCCGCTGGGACGGCGCAAGGGACCTTTGAGGCGTGGAAAAATGCCGGGTCGTGGCGCAGGAACGCCAGCGGCACAGACTGGTTCCCCGGCGGGCGGACGCTGCTGAGCGAGCACGGCGCAGAGACCGCGATCCTGCCGCAGGGCACGCGCATCCTGACCGCGCAGGAGACCCGCCAGAGCGGCGGAGACACCTATAACATCACGATCGACGCCCACACGGTGCGGGAGTTTGAGGACATTCTCCGCATCGTGCAGGAGCGCCGCAGAGTGGTACGGATGGGGGGGACATAAATGCCAGAAATTACGCTTACAGGTGCACAGTGTGCAGGTATTAGCGCATCATTCCCGTCAACAAATTTCAGCACTGAATCTGTGTATGTTGCTGGTGACGCAAACGGACTAAGTGATATTTTATTTTCATTTGCTGCACCTCCGGAAGCTGCAAGATTTAAGGCCATCGAAAATGTAACCGTATATGTAAATTACCAAGTTTCTTTTTCTACTCTTGCGCAAAGCATTACATGGTATTATCTTCGAGGCCCATTCAACGAAAAAACAGTAACATACAACAATAAACCGAGCTATGGCGGTACGAAGCTGAGCGTCTATGTAAGTTCTGCCGGGTATAAGACGGTTGTCTCCTCTACAACAAGCCTTGCATCCTACGTGCTGAAGTACGGGATCATGATTGCAACGAACTATTACTGGGCATTTCAGTCAACCAGAAGCAGTAATCCACCATACGCGACGTTCCGTTATACCGACGAAACCGTAGGGCTTGCAATAAGCAACACATCCCCGTCACGCGGATCTATTGTTGCTGCAAATTCCAACACCTTCTCTTGGCGTGAATCTGTAAATGGGTACTGCTATGCAGACGTTTCGCGCACGTCTGCAAAATTCCGCTGGCGCAAATCTGCATCCGACACAGTCAAGGAGATCGACGTGCCCGGCACGGCTACCTCCATCACCATCCCGGCGAATACTTTTTCCGGTGACAGCATCCAGTGGCAGCTCAGCGTGGTCGCGAACAGCGGCGTCACCACGACCTCCGATTGGATGACTCTCTCGCTGACCGACGTGGAATCCACAGCCGTTGCGGTTGCTCCTGACCGGGCAGTCCTCGACGGATCGTCCGATAACGTATTCAAATGGGAACATGTCATTTCGACCGGCACGGCCCAAACGAAGGCCGAATTGCAGCAGAGCACGGACGGCAGCACATGGACGGCGCTGGCAACCGTCACCGGTGCAGCCAACACATGGACGGCTTCTGCCGGGACGTTTACCTCCGGCACAAAATACTGGCGCGTGCGGACGTACAATTCCAAGGGTGCTGCGGGCGCATGGAGCGCCGCCACACAGTTTATTGTGCTGGCCGCACCTGCAACACCGCCAGTGTCTATCGTGTCCACAGAACCGCGCCCGGAGATCCGCTGGCAGTCGGATGAACAGCAAGCCTACCAAGTCGAGATTGACGGCGTCTATGCCTCCGGTACGCGCTTCGGAACCAGGAAGACGTGGAAGGCCCCATTTTATCTGGCCGATGGCAGCTACACGGTGCGCGTCCGTGTGCAGAACGAATACGGCTTCTGGTCGCCGTGGGGCACGGCGGCGCTCCCGGTCACAAACGTACCGGGCGGCGCGATCACGCTGACCGCCGAGGGCGGCATTGAGGCGGCGCTCAGCTGGACGCCGGGCAGCTTTGACTACTATCTGGTCTATCGGAATGGAGCGGCTATCGCAAAGGTCACGGAACCGAGCTGCACCGATGCAGCCAGCATTGGTGTTGTGCGCTATCAGGTGCGCGGCTGCTACGACAACAGCGACAATTACAGTCTGTCCGAAGCCGTGGAGGTCACGGTAAGCACAGACAAAGTCCGACTCTACGACATGGAGCGCGGCGAGTGGCTGCATTTCCTCTATGATTCTTCGGCACACCGCAGCACGGGTCTGAGCCTGTCCCAGGACATCCAATATGTCCAGCTCTCCGGGCACACCTACCCGGTCGCCGAGCGGAGCGAATTTAAGTCCCGCGCGCTGCGGATCACCTGCGTCTGTGCGGACGACGCGGAGCGGCAGTCTCTTAGGGCACTGCTCGGACACCTGACCTGCTGCAAGACGCCGGAGGGCAACATGACCATCGGCTACCCGGCCAGCATCACGGAAAACTCTGACGATTTTTTCAGCACTTACAGCTTTACCATCGAACAGATCGACCGAAAGGAGGAGATCAACATTGATTCGTGACGTCTCCTACCACGTCAACGTCCTGCGCAACGGAGCCGAGTTTGCCCGGCTCCATTGGCGCAGCGGCGACAACCCCAACATCATGGTCAACAAGGATGCCGAGATCAAAGGCAGCTTCTCCGGGCGGTTCTACGTGCCCGACACGGTCGATCTGCTGTCAGACGAGCTGCAGCCCGTCATGCGGTTGAACGGCGTGGAGACGCCGCTGGGCGTCTTCCAGACGGCCACTCCGAGCCGCGCGACCGACCGCTACAACACGGTCGTCCAGATCGAGGCATACGACCGCTGCTGGCGGCTGCAAAACCAGCGCACGGAGAACATCCTGCACATCGCCGCCGGTACGTCCTACATTACGAAGATCCGCCAGATGCTCACGGAGGCCGGGATCGGGCTGGTCATCGCGGCTCCATCCACAGCCACGCTCCAGACAGACCGCGAGGATTGGGAGATCGGTACGACCTATCTGGCCATCATCAATCAGCTTCTGGCCGAGATCAATTACAGCGATGTGTGGTTCGACGGCAGCGGCATCGCGCATTTGGAGCCGTATGAACAGCCCAGCGCCGACCGCATCGACCACGCCTATTCCGACACCGACGTCGTCCACGCGCAGCCGATCGGGCCGGATCACAACGACGAGACGGACATTTTCAATGCGCCGAACGTCTTTGTCCGAATCTGCAGCAATCCGGATCTCGATGCCGACATGGTGGCCACGGCGGTCAATGAATCCCCGACGTCCAGCACGTCCACGTTCAAACGCAAAATGCGCATTGTGGATGTGCAGCGTGTGGACAACATTGCGAGCCAGGATGAGCTTCAGGCCGCCGCAGACCGCGCCCGGAATGAATCCATGTTAGCGGCGCGAACCATCACATTTCAGACACTCAACGAGCCGGGGCACGGCGTCGGGGACATCATCTCCATCGACGACCCGGAGCTGGCCGGGATCTACGAGGAGACCGGCTGGTCGCTGACCATGGCCGCCGGCCAGATGATGCAGCACACAGCGAAAAGGACGGTGATTGCATGATGGATCTGTTTACGGCCACGCTGGAGAGCCCGCAGGAATCGCCGCTGCTCTCGCTGGCGACCATCGGCACAAAGTACACAGACGGCGTCTCGCTGATCTTCCCCGGCCAGACCGAGGCAACTGCGAAGCATTACCGCTGCAATCCGGATACCACCTTCGCTGCGGGCAACCGCGTCCTGATCGCCCGCGTCAGCGGCAGCTATGTGGTGCTGTGCAAGGTCGGAACGCCAAAGTAAGGAGGTAGCTATGAGCCTAAAAATCATGCAAGGCGACCAGTACGCCATTGTATTTACTGGGACGCAGGACGGCGCGCCGCTCGACCTATCCAAGATTGAGATGATCGAGTTCATCGTTGGGAAGCTGCGCAAAATCTACCCCGGCGAGGTCACGACGGACACGGACGGAAACTTCCTGTTCCCTCTGACGCAGGAGGAAACCTTTCAGTTCAAATCCGCTTCTCAGGCCGTTCAGATCCGCGTCAAATTCACCGGCGCGGAGCCGGTGGTCATCGGCACCAGCATTGAGGGCATCCGCGTGAGCGATTCCATCAGTAAGGTGGTGCTGTGATGATCCACTTTGACATCGGCGGGAAGCCGAGCATCCAATTCAGCCTGCCGCCCTTGCGGGTGTCACCCGGCGGCAGTGGCGGCGGAAACGTCTCATCCGCGCAGATCAACACCATTGTAGTCCTCGACCGGGCGGAATATGACGCGCTGGCCGTCAAGGACGCAAAGACACTGTATCTGATTCGGGGGTGATGGAATGATCACAATCGGCGAAGAACAGCTCAAGGAGTTGTTTGTCGGTGAGATGGGCATTAAAAATGCCTGCATCGGCGAAGAACCCATCTATACCCGCCCGGGCGGATATTTATACATCGAACTGAGCGAAAAGAAAGGGGCATAACCTATGGCAAGTTTTTTCAATCTAATTCTTGATACGCTTGCACCATCTGGGCTGACACTGAAGCTCAACAGCGGCGCGACGTATGCAACCAGCAACACCGTCACCGCAACAATCACGCTGACGGATGAAACCAAGACCGGCTACCAGATGAAGCTCTGGGGCATCAAGGCGGCTGCAACGGAAGCGGACGCATCGTGGGAGACCTTCGCGGCCAGCAAGTCTATCGTCCTGACGGAAGGCGATGGCCTGAAAACCGTGCATATCAAGGTGCGGGACGACGTCGGCAACGAAACGGCTGCAGTCACAGCTTCTATCACGGTAAACACGGCAGTTCCGGTGGTCACGATCACTGGCCCAGACAAGACCAGGATCTCCAAAGTCTCCGGCTTCGACACCTGCGCGTTCTCCTTCACCTGCGACGTGGACTTTGAGGAGTACACGGTGCGTGTTGTGCCGAGCACCAGCAGCCTCCACGACGCCGGTACGCAGATTCCCACCACTGGCGGTTCCAGCAACACCAGCGGCACGGCTGGCGGCTACAAGAAGGCCACGGCGATTGATGTCACCATCAAGGGCGTCGACCTTGCGACGGCATCCTCCGGCGACGGCACGAAGATCATCAAGGTCTTTGTGAAGAACGCCGCCGGGACTTGGAGTGTGGCATAATGGCCGCGCCGGGACTGACGTTCACCATCACGGGGAATAAGATTTCGGCAGTCTCCGGTTTCGATTCCATCACCGTCAAGTTCTCGTCAGACATCGCCTACACGGCCTTTGAATGCCGCGCGACGAAAACCGGCGAGGACTGGGGGCGAGGGAAAGGGGCGCTCATTGCGTCCTTTTCCCAGACCCCGGCGGGGACGGAGCGAACCTTTGAGGTCTACGATGATTTCCTCCTGAGTGGTGATGGAGAATATAGAATCTCCCTCTACGCACAGGGGGCGGACGGAAGCTGGAATGATAACTATGGTTTTGTGCCGTCCGGCACGACAAAGACCATGCTGACGGCAGACGGCAAGGAATTTCTCTGCATGAAGGAGTGATTTTATGGCAGATCAGTACAACAGTGCGCACACCGGCGCAGCGATCGATCAGGCGGTAGCTGACGTCCAGAACAACAAGGCCGCATGGAGCAGTAAACCGCAACCCTCCGACACCACCCCGAAAGCGCCGGGGACGGCGTCGGCTGGATCGGAGAGTGCGTATGCCAGAGGGGATCATGTGCATCCTGAGCAAACTGTTCACGACAATGATGTCTTGTGGGGTGGCAAAAATCTTCATGGCGAAGTATCTCCAACGGATGCGGCAATGGTATCAGTCATCGGAGGCAATAAATTTGCGTTATGCAAACCACAAGGAATCACTGTTGAATATACAAATGATGGTGGAGCAACGTGGGTAAACTATGATACCACAGAGAAAACAAAAATTGATGTAATATCTGGTATTTCTACTGTTGGATGGTATTATGGCAAAAAAACAGAATCTTCGCAAATAGTAACTGCGGATGATATGTTACGAATAACTGTTAATGCTTTTACTTGTGGCGTATATACATCCCTAAGAAAAATATTGATTGAATTTGCAACAAATGGTAGCACCAATGATTTTGTTAAAATCGAGTCGGCCACCATTGGTGACCAAGAGACATTCACTGTTGTAGGTACATATAATGTTTCGGGGAATAGCGGATGGAACTCAATACCTTATTCTAATAATTTTGGGGCGTATTCATTAAACCAGACTTCGAATGTTGGAGTATTGCGGTTTACTTTTTCAACCGGCACTGCTAGTAGTTATCAAGGTAGACCATACGTTCAAAATTTAGTATTAAATGGGATTACTAACTATGTTAATCCAAGCAAGCTATCAGCTACGGGGCATCTGTATTCCTATGATTATCAACAAAACGCAACGTTCCCAGCTAATGTAACTGCTGAAAAATTTATTGGTGATGGTTCAAAATTAACCAATATTCCTTCTCCACCAAAAGAGCTACCGAAGGTCACCACCGCTGACAATGGAAAATTCCTGCGTGTTGTGTCCGGTGCATGGGCGGCTGTAGAGATCGCAAACGCGAATGGAGGTAGCTTCTGATGGCTGAATATTTGACAAACACAACCGACCTGACAAAGGTTGCATCAGCTATCCGGGAGAAGGGCGGCACATCGGATTTGCTTGTATATCCGGACGGATTTGTGACAGCCATTCAGGCGATTAAGACCGGTACAGAGCTACAAATCATTGTAACTGTGACATCTGGTGCTACTGTTACCGCTACAAAAGGAAGCCAGGTCGTGAGCGGCACATCGGTCAACGGAACGTGTACACTGACTGTTCCTGAAGCCGGTACATGGAGTGTCAAGGCGACGCACAATGATCAAACGTCCGATACGAAAAGCGTCACTTTTACGGATAGCTACGCGTTGGCGTTATTTTTGGTTTCGGCTGTGTTGAATGATAATGACTGGGCGACCATCAAGACAGTATCTGACAAGGGTGATGGCGCGAACTATTGGAGCATCGGCGACCGTAAGGCTGTGACTGTAAATGGCACTGTCGGCACGCAGGCTGTGAACGGTACTTACTACGCTTATATTATTGGCTTTAACCACAATAGCAGCAAGGAAGGCAATGGCATCACATTTGGCACATTCAAGACTGCTTTGTCTGGCGGCAAGGATATTTGTTTGGTTGATGGTAAGTACAACGGCAACTCAACAAACGGCACCAAGTATTTCAACATGAACCACAGCTCAAACACTAACGCTGGTGGTTGGAAGGGTTGTGACCTTCGCTATGATGTGCTTGGCTCAACGAACACGAATGATGGCGATGCCACAGCAACAACTGCGACAAACCCTGTCGCAAATACGTTAATGGCTGCACTTCCGTCAGACCTCCGCGCTGTGATGCAGCCAATGACTATCTACACAGACAATACGGGCGGTGATAGTGACAATGCGTCTTATGTTACTAAGACCACAGACTACCTTCCGTTGCTGGCTGAGTATGAGATTTTCGGCACATGCAGCTATGCGAACTCTGCCGAAAAGAACTATCAGGCGCAGTATGCGTATTACTCTGCTGGAAATTCGAAGGTGAAATACTCTCACAGCGCAACAGGTCCCACTGCTCAGTGGTGGGCGCGTTCTCCTTGTTACTACGACATCAGCTTCTTCTGCCGTGTGCTCCAGAACGGCGGCGCGGACTATATCAACGCATGGACTTCCTGTGGCGTCGCCCCGGCTTTCCGCGTCTAATCCTGCATCAACGAACAAGGAGAAAAAATGAAATATATTACATATAGACGCTTTAAGGATAAGGCAATTTGTGGTGATGTAAATATTCCCGCTATGACTATATGTGAAGAAAACAACGGATATATCTTCTATGACGGAAAGATGCTCTGTGTTGCAACGAGTGAGAACGCGCATCAGTTCTTTGCTCGTGACGATGATGGCGCAGGTATGCTCCGTGGAAAGCTGACACAAGCCATTCAAAAGACACTCGCAAAGCGCGATGCGAACTATCAGAACCGGTGGGATAAGGTTTGGGATGACCCCGCCTGCCAGCCGTATAAGCGCATTGAGGACGATGACTTCTGGCTGTGGAACCATGATTTCTTCAACGCCGATATTGACACGCTCCGACACATCGCAAAGTTGGTAGGAGCAAAGGAGGTTGCTTAAATGTACAAAATAACTCAGGACGGTGCATTTGTCGGGTACGCGGACAGCATCGTATTGATCCGACTGCACGGCAACGGCTGCTATGTGCCGTGCGAGGAAGCGGAGGCCGAGGGATTTTGCGCGAAGATGGCCGTGACGCTGACCGACGAGGACGGGAAGGGATATCAGGCACTTTCTGACACGGTGTTCCGGCTGGCGGGCAAGCTGCTGAAAGGCACAGAACCAGAGGGCAGCTACGAAGAGATGGGCGCGGCATTGCCGCTCACGGATGCAGAAACAGCGGCAAAAATTTTACTTGGGGAGGCGGAATGATGACCTATACAGAAAGAGCAAGAGCACTACGGCCCTACATTGAAAAAGCATCTGTGAGCCTAGCTGATGAAGATGCACTGCAAGCAGTAGAGCTGTTTCCCCAGTGGGTGACAGGCCATGCCTATGCGGTCGATGAGCGGCTGCAATATAAGAATGTGCTATATCGCGTGGTTCAGGCGCATACCTCACAGGCAGACTGGGTTCCCGATATTACACCGGCGCTGTTCGTGACCGTTTCATTGGATGAATGGCCGGAATTCGTACAGCCTACTGGTGCGCATGATGCCTACAAAAAGGGCGACAAGATCACATTCAACGGCAAGCACTATATCAGCCTGATTGACGCGAACGTGTATTCGCCCACAGCATATCCGGCTGGTTGGCAGGAACAGGCATAAAAATACTGGGAAAGGAAGTAAGAGATGGACGATGGAATTCAGGCAAAGATCGCCGAAATCGAGGCCCGCAGCAAGAGCAACACGCACCGCATTGACGACCTAGAGGAGGACAACCGGGCGCTGCACACGCTGGCGACATCGGTCGAAGTCCTCGCCACGAAGCAGGATACCATTGAGAGCACCGTGCAGGAGATCAAGACGGACGTCAAGGAATTAAAGGCCGTGCCGGGAAGCAAATGGGAGGCGCTGGTCAAGGCAGTTGTGACAGCGATTGTGGGGGCGCTGGTCGGCTTCGCGCTGGCTCATGCGGGGATCGTGTGATGGAGACTTCGAAGAAGCTGCTTATTGGCAGCGCGGCGGCAAGCGTCGTTTGCATTATCCTGAATGTGCTCGGCGTGCTGAGTGTGGAGGTCACGCTGGCAGTCATCGGATTTGCAACGGCGATTGGGATGTTTTACCTCTGGAAGGCAAAGAATGAGAACAGAAGTAAATACGCAATCAAGTACATTAAGAGCCTGCCGGAAACGTATACGGCAGAGGAAAAGGCACGGTTTTTGGAGATCGTGCTCAAGGATTGAAAGGAGTTGCTTATGAAAAAACTGTTTATCTCTCAGCCCATGAAGGGCAAGAGCAAAGAAGAAATACTTGCAGATCGCAAAGATGCGCTCCGGTGCGCGAGGGAGATTGTCGGGGATGAGATAGAAGTTATTGATACATATTTCGAGACGCACCCGGACGTGCAGAACACGGCGCTCTGGTGCCTCGGTCGGTCTTTGGAGCTGCTGGCGACGGCTGACGTTGCGTATTTCGCATCCGGTTGGAAGAACGCCCGCGGCTGCAAGATCGAGCATATCTGCGCGGAGCAGTACGGTATCAACATCGTGGAAGCGTGAAAGGAGCAAACTATGGACTACACAGAAATCATTTCGGCAGTGATCGCGCTGATCTCGGCGCTGGTATCGGCATTTTTGATCCCGTGGATCAAGGAGCGCGTCGGCGCGGACAAGCTCAAAAAGTGGCAGGCGTATGTGGAGATCGCGGTAAGGGCGGCGGGGCAGCTTTACAATGCCAACGAGGGCGCCGGGAAAAAGGCGTATGTGCTGCACTACCTCGCCGAGAGAGGCATCAAGTTTGATTCTGATACCGTGGATAAAATGATCGAATCTGCGGTGCTGACGCTCCACCATGAGCTTTATGGAGGCGCAAATGGTACCAATTAAAACGATGCTGGCCCATCGGGCCAACTACGGCACGAAACGCGGCGGGCCCATTGAGTGGCTGGTCATGCACTACACGGCCAACGACGGGGATTCCGACACCAGCAACGGCAAGTACTTCCAGAAGCCGCTCAATCCTGTGGCAAGCGCCCACTTTTTCGTGGACGATGATTCCATCACGATCTCCGTGCCGGAGGACTATGTAGCCTTCCACTGCGGCGCGTATCACTACACACACCCATTCTGCCGGAACTACAACTCTATTGGCATTGAGATGTGCGACGCGAAGCGCGACGGGAAGGTCATGGCAACGGCAAAGACTATCGCCAATGCCGCAGACCTCGCCGCGATGCTATGCGAGAAGTACAACATCCCGGTCGATCATATCATCCGGCACTATGATGTGACCGGGAAGCTCTGCCCGAAATACTGGGTGGACGATCCGGAGGGCATCAAGAAATTCCGGGAAATGGTAAAGGAGAGAATCGAAATGGTGAGTAAATGCAAGATGATCATTAACGGAAAGGAGATCGAGGTCGAACGCATTTTGAAGGACGGCACGAATTACATCAAAATTCGGGACATCGCAAAGGCGCTCGATCTGGATATCAGCAACAAGGGGAACATTCCCATTCTGAATCATAAGCAGTAGCGCCCCTGTGTGCCGCGCCACCCGGATTGGAGGTGGTGACGATCAGCGCGAGGGTGCGGATTCCGGATGACTTGACCGGCCTGCTGCAAGGCGAGTGGGAGCAGATCATAGCACAGGCAGGTTACAGTGAGCAGGATGCGGAAATCGTCCGGCGCTATGTCATGGACAAGACGCCGCAAATTGACGTCGCGGTGGAGCTGGACATGGCGCGGAGCACGATCACCCGCAGACTGCCGCAGATCTACGCACGAGCGCGGCACACGGCAGCAAAGCTGCAAATGATAAACGAGTAACAGATACAAGATATTGTGACGGTACAAAAGCCCCCGGCAGGAGTGATCCTGTCGGGGGCTTTTCCTATTTTACGAGCAGAAAAACGAGAAGTGCCGCAATAAACACGACGATTGTAGGTAACCAAACAAAGAATCCTTTGACTGGTTTCTTTCTGGAAAGGTCATTCAAAATTGTGGTGCGAAGCAATGTCAGGAGGAAACTGATTCCACCAACGGTTATGAGGTTATAGCCGATGAAACTTCGCAAAGTGGATTCATCTTCAAGAAGCTTTACGTTGGTAGAAATCAAGCTGAAGATTGCAACAAAGACAGCAAGAATCGCCAGAACGTTTGCGTAAATAGATTTTTCGATTTCTTTTACATCGCCTGCCTTTTTGTCAAGCTGATTGATTTGTTTTTCATAAGCCTTTTTGTATCCGCTTAAACCTGTGTAACCGCCGATTTCATCCTTAAACTTCCCACTGTAAGGCTTGTCTGCTGAGCCAGATAGTTTTTCAAAAACGATCATGGCATAGCTGTCTTCTACATTTAGGCGGATCTCATTCTCGGAAATATTAGTAAGCCGGAAAAACACCCGCGTCTTATGCCCTGGTTGATAAATTGGAGCAGAGACAGACAATCCTTGACGGATGAGGCTATTACGGTCATGCACGATAGCCGCCATATCGACGGGCATATTTATAATTTCTTCTGTTGAAACCATTACGGATTCACCCGGAGCGAGGGTCTTTGACGTGTGTTCCCCATCGTCATCATAAAAAGCCTTTGTGCGAAGATCGTACCCGATGTTTGTAATGCAGTCAGGAGAGAACGTGTCTTCTTGAATGATTCCTGAATCAGCAATCAGTTTTGAAAGATCGTGGTCAACCAAAATCATATCCTTACCTCCGTTCTTTCTTTGCCTAAATTATAGCGCGACTGCGAGAATTTGCAATAGATTTTCGCAAATTTCCGAGAATTTAATATGTAGCATCGAACTTATGCGCCGATGCGTCAGAAATGCTACATAAATGCGTCTCTCATGCTACCTTCGTGCGTCCCTTGGAAAGTCAAAATCCTTCATACTGAACGTAGGAGCTGGCCAGCTTACTACATTTTTTGGAGGGAAACTCTATGGAATACGCAAGCAACGGCAAGGCCAATGCGGCCCTGACCACTGGCATTATCGGCACGGCGGGCGTCGGTCTTGGACTGCTGGGCAATCTGCTCGGCGGCTGGAACGGCTGGGGTGTAAATCCGGCTGCTGCGGCTGTAGCGGCGGGCACGTGCAGCGAGAACATGCCGGTCACGCGCTACGAGCTCGACCGGGAGCAGAAGCTGGCCGCGAAGGACAGCGAGATCGCGATGCTCAAGGCCAACACCTACAACGATCAGAAGTCGCTGGAGATGTACGCTTACATCGACGGCCAGCTCAAGGACATCCGTAAGTCGATCTGCGATCAGGCCGTGCATAACCAGCGCACCGAGGACAGCTTCGTCCTTGCCCGCCAGGACATCGCTTCGGTCAAGTCCGAGCTGCACCGCGAGATCGAGATGGAGGCCGAGCGGCGCTGCTGCGGCGACAACTCGATTGTCACCTACGCGAACGCGACCTTTTATCCGAAGCAGGTTGCCGACGTCACCACCGGAACCGCAACCACGGCGCAGACGCTCTACAATCCACTCCCGAAGTGCGGCTGCTGCAACAAGTAAACGCAAGGGGCGGCAATAGCCGCCCCACCTTAAAATGGAGGTAAACCAATATGGTGACAATAGATCAGGCCATGCGCGGCGTGGCGCAGTATGCCGACAATGAGATCATCCCGCATCTTCCGACCGGCAAGGGAATTGGCGCCGGGATCGCGCTGGCGCTCATCATGGACGGCGGCAAGAGCCGCATCCTCGCGCTGAAAGATCATCCGGCCGTGCAGATGATGGGTATCATGGATGCAGAGGGCAACATCGACCTCGACCGGCTTTACAACGCCGCGAGAACGCAGGTGGACGGAAAGAAGATCCCACTGACCATTCCGGTCATTGGGGAGCTGCGGTTCGATGTGAACGACGTCGACCGGCTTTACAAATACATTCAGGAGGCTTGACATGGGAAAAGAGCATTATATCGAAGAACTGAAACGGCAGCTGCATGAGATCATGGAGCGCCCGGTGACGCTTGGGCGCGCGGAAGAAGTCATGGTGTACGCGGACGCCATCTGTGCGCTGCGCCGCATGGACGGGCACGACGAGGCCGAGGGCTTTACCGAGGAAGACGCAAAGGCATGGACGGCCAAGATGGAGAACGAGGACGGCACGACCGGCCCGCACTGGTCGATGGAGCAGACGGATGCTGTGGCCAATATCACAGGTGTCAGCGTGAAGTCCTGCGTCTGGTGGGCGGCGATGAACATGATGTACTCAGATTATTACGGCGTAGCTGCCAAGTACGGCCTCGACCGGCCGGAGTTCTACGCCGACCTCGCCAAAGCCTTCCTCATGGATAAGGACGCAGGAGGGGCGGAAGAAAAAATGGCTGGGTATTATCATGGGGTTGTGCTGAGAGAAAAATGACGTTTCGCATTATAATATTTTGGTTTATGCGCAACATATTGCGCAACAAAACACAAAAATATACTGATTTTCAATTATAAATTACACCCCTGCTAAGGGAGTAGTCGTCTAAAAAGCGAGCGAGAGTTCGAATCTCTCCTTCCGCGCCAAAGTACCCGGATACAGCGTAAAAACGTTGTTTCCGGGTACTTTTTTGCTTTTATAGTTTGAAATGCGGCTCTGTACAAAATGGAGCAAAAGTGGCGCCTAATCGTGCTCTGAGGCATCAACACTTGCCCCGTGTGTAACATTATGTGCAACATCATTTTTCCCTGTACTTGGTGCTCCGGGCATTTGATTCACGGCAGCAGCCATGCTGGACATATCCGGGTGGATGTATCGCTGCGTCGTGGTATACTTGCTGTGCCGCATGATCTCCTGAATCACGGACGGTGCGATATTTTGCAGTGCCAGCGCCGTGGCCGTCGTGTGGCGGCAGGAATACGGGACAAGCCGCCGCACCCCCGCTTGCTCAAGGGCCTCATAATAGCGCGTGTAAAATGTCTGCTCCATCATAGGACAAAAATTCCCGACGCGAGATTTATTCTCCTCGCAGAGCTGCCGGATGACCGGCGCGAGAAAGTCCGGAAATACCATGGGTGTCTCTTTGCGCTTTTTTGTTTTGATGCCGCTTTTGACGATCTCGTTGCGTTCAAAGTCGATGCAGGCTTTTTTGAGCCCTCGCAGCTCCCCCGGCATCATGCCTGTGTAGATCATGGTGAGGATATAGCCGACAAAGTGATTTGTGAGATACGCCTTCCATAGTTTTTTGATCTCGTCGTCTGTAAACGGCTCCGGCTGGGTCTCGATCAGCTCCGGGAGCGTGATGTATTTTGAGAGGTTGACCGTCACAGCTTTCTCAGCCAGAGCCAGATTAAAGCAATGCGAGAGCAGCGCCTTCATG